ACTAAATATTGTATAGTATAGGAGATATTGATGGCTGGCTTGACGCAAAAAGATTTCAAATCTAGACATGGCGAAACTCGTATTATCGCTTTGATCGAAAAACTAATTGAAGGTAATAAATCACCATTCACCACGGTGGACGGTAAACAACAACCGTTCAATAAGATAACATATCCAGACCCTCGCTCTGGTAGACTTGTTACAAAACTAGCAACAGACCTTACCGACTCGGTTGATATTAGCACAGTTATCAGAACTGGTTCAGTACCTTTTAAAAACATTCAATTATCATATCAACGTGGTACTCAAACCACAAATATGATTTCATTAGATCAGATTATGAAAACTTCCGAGTTTGGTGGAAGATCTGTTAATGCTGGAGATATGACTGAGATTATATATTCAGCTGCTGTTACTCAACGTTTCTTAAATAAAAATCAAGCAGTTGTTGAGGGTGATGTTACTGAAATGATTAAGATGTTGAATGATAGTGATATGCACCAAATAATTGGACCAATGAAGTCCCCAAATAAAGAACCAAAAATTGTTGACGATCTTTATTGGGAAATAAATTCTCCCCTTATTAATATCAAAGCACTTAAGAATCCACGACACCTTCGTAATTTAAAAAATGTAATTGCATCTGCAGTTCGCTGGGCAAATTCACCGCCAGTTGCTAATGCTGCTAAAAAGATTTATGAGAACAGCTTATATAATCGTATTGATATTAAAGCAGTCGGTTCTCAATCATCAAATGATACAAAAATAGACGTTGGTGTTTTTATTGATAAACAAAAAATGGATTTATCTGTTGCAGATAAACAAAAGAAGTTTACTACTAAAAGTTCTGGTACAATAGATGATCACAAATACATATGGGCTCAGCTTGCTGATTTTAAAATTGGTCCAGCATTAGAAAAGAAATTCTTCGAATTATTAAAAAGCGACGGTCTCGGTGTGGCCAATCGTATTGTTTACAAAGAACTTGCTACTCAATTCAATAGAATGATGACTCAGAGGAGCAACGCTGTTTATAATAGTGTATCCGATGGAATAGTCTATTTTTCTTCAAGGCAAGATAAAACTGTTGATATGCCAAATAATTTATCTGCCAAAGAAGTTAAAATCTTTAGATTTCATAATCTACAGGGTTCTTTATCATTAATGAATATTGATTTAAAAGCAGTCTATGTTGATAATAAGACTAAACCTTTCATTAACTTTTCAAGCACAAAAACAGGTATGCCTCTGTTTTCTCTATGCATGCGCATAGATGAAAAGACAAATTTCGTATCTCATCATATAGAAAAAGGCAAACTAATGGGTATGCTCCAGAGAATCGTGGCACCCTAAATATACTACTATGTTAAATTTTAAAGATTTTTTAAAAGAAGAAGCCGAAGCTGAGGGTGCTAAACTAAAGCATATTCACCATGCGGAAGATCGCCCATTCCTACACGGCAGCGAGGGTTTTGAACACGCTGAGGGTGCATTAAAACAAGCCCACGAACAGATGAAATCTGGGGAATCTAGTAATGCCCTAACAGAAAAGTTTGATGGTTCTCCTTCTATCGTTTTCGGTCACCACCCAACTACTGGTAAGTTTTTTGTTGCTTCTAAGTCAGCATTCAATAAGAACCCTAAAATTAATTACTCAGAAAAAGATATTGATACTAACCATGGACATGCTCCAGGTCTAGCGTCTAAACTTAAATCTGCTTTGGCGAATCTTAAAAAGGTTGCTCCAAAGAAAGGTGTATATCAAGGTGACTTGATGCATACTCCTGAAGACCACGATGTTCATAAAGATGGTTCAGTATCTTTTACACCAAACACAATTACCTATACGGCTCATGGTAAAGAAGCCGAAAAAGTAAAACGTTCTAAAGTCGGAGTTGTTGTTCATACGAAATACGAAGGTAAAGACCTTGGTGATATGAAAGCAACTCCTAATGTTAGTGACTCTGATTTCAAAGAACATCCAGACGTTCATTTACATACTGCTAACTTTGATACTAAGAAAGTATCTTACTCGCCAGAAGCTCAAAAACAATTTGAACAACATATGCATGCTGCACGTGATGTTCATTTAAAGAATCCAGATATGTATAAGCATATCGCACGTCATGGTGGTGACGCTGGTCATTTGGCTACTTACATCAATCAAACTGTTCGTGATGGTTCTACTCCAAATACTGAAGACTTTAAGAAGCACGTCATGGATAAGTACCAGAAGATGGCTGATAAGGTTAAGACTGATAAGTCTAAGGAGGCAAAAATCGGTGAAGGTGAAGGTCAATTAGCCCACGTTGACGCTCACAAAGAACACTACGATGCTGCGTTTAAAATGCACTCTCATCTACAAGCTGCAAAGAACACTCTTGTTAATTCACTAGAGTCATCTAAGGGTGGTTATGATTATCATATTAATGGTGAAGAATCAAAACCAGAAGGTTATGTAGTTAATCATAAAGGCGAACCAACTAAGTTAGTAAACCGTGCTGAGTTTGCTCGTCAAAACTTATTAAAGGTTCGTAAATAAATGTTATCCTTTTTATCCTTCCTAAAAGAATCTGCTAAACCAATTCGTCAAGGTGTATTGGCTTTTGGTCGTATGAATCCTCCAACTGCTGGTCATGAGCAAGTTGTTAATAAGTTACATGAGGTTGCAAATAAAGTTGATGGTGAACATAAATTAGTTCTTTCTGGTAGTCATGGCACTAAAGATGGTAAGAACCCATTAACTCCTGAACAAAAACTGAAGCATGCTAAACGTGCTTTCCCTAATACTAATATTGAAGTTGCTGATGAGAAAGCACCAACTGTGCTACAACATGCTTCTAAAATGTATGAATCTGGTATTCGTAATCTTCATTTCGTTGGTGGTTCAGACCGTAAACCTATGCATGAACTTCTACAAAAATATAATGGTAAAGAAGGTAAGCATGGATACTATAATTTTAAAGATATAGAATTTCATAATGCTGGTGATAGAGATGAGAATGCTAAAGGAACAGCTGGTGTATCTGGAACTAAATTACGTGCTTTAGTTGCTGATGGTAATAAAGAAGAATTCAAATCTCATCTATCATCACAAATGAAACCAGCACACAGAGAAGAATTATATAACGATTTAAGGAAAGCAGGTGGCCATAATGATTAGTTTTAAAGATTACTTAGAAGAAAAGAAAAAGAATCCTTGCTGGGATGGTTATAAAAAAGTTCCAGGAAAGAAAGACTATGAAGAAGATTCTTGTGTTAAAGAAGAGTCTGAACTTGATGAAGCAGCAATTGATGCTAAAGGATATAAATCTTCAACTGGTGGTTTGACTCAAAAAGGTGTAGACGCTTACAATCGTAAGACTGGCGGACACCTACAAATGGCAGTAACTACACCACCTTCTAAGTTGAAGAAAGGTAGCAAAGCTGCTAATCGTCGCAAATCATTCTGTGCTAGAATGTCTGGTGTAGATGGACCAATGAAGAAACCAAATGGCGAGCCAACTCGTAAAGCATTAGCATTAAGAAAGTGGAATTGCTGATGATCACTTTCAAGGAATACCTTAAAGAATACATTGTAAAAACTGATAGTGGTTACGAAGTAAAAAGCGAAAAAGGTAAGAACCTTGGAAGAACAACATCTTTAGCTGGTGCAAAGAAACGTTTAAGACAAATAGAATACTTTAAACATTTAAAACGCTAAATAATACTGTTACTAATATACTGATGGAAATGAATGAAGAACTACAAAGACCTACTAAACGAACTACCATCCAAGACCGCTGTTTTTGCGGTAGGTAATTTCAATCCCCCGAATGTTGGGCACGAATTAGAAATTAAGGTAGTCCGTAAATTAGCGAAGCAGCGCAAAGCTGATCATTTTATTTTTGTATCTTCAGTACAAGACGCTAAGAAAAATCCATTAGAAATTAGTAAAAAGATGCAGTATTTGGATCTATTTTTTCCAAATACTAAATTCATTCCAAAAGAATTGCCAGAAGCAATTCAGAGTTTAAAGAAGTATAAAACAGTTGTTGCTGTTACTTCTTCAGACTATGTTAATGAATTTAAAAAGAGTTTAAAGAAGTATGGTTTTGAAAATGTGGAAGTTGTATCCGCTGGAACTAAATGTCCAGACTCTGATGATAAACTAATTAAATTAGCGAGTAAGGGTAACTACCAAAGTTTCAAAAGTGGACTTCCAATTACTGTTAGAGAGTTAGACGCAAAACGTTTGATGAATGATGTTCGTTCTGGATTAGATCTAGAACCAATTAAAGAACAGATTAATCTAGTAAAAGATAATTTGCGCGAGCAGTATTTTCGTGGAGAGATTTTTAACGAAGGTGATATTGTAGAAAGCAGTAATGTTGTCTATAAGATTATAAAACGTGGTTCTAATCATTTACTTCTTCAAAACGAAGAAGGTTTAAAAGTTAGTAAATGGATTCAAGACGTACAATTAACAGAGAGAAAATTTATGCTATCCTTTAAAGAACTATTAGAAGCAGACGCTACCGCAGCAACTGGTAATTCCCAGATGAAAAAAGCTCAAGCGGATAGCGCAGAAGCTCAGTTAGTTGCTAAACAAGCAAAAGAAAAACTAGCACTTCAACAAAAACAACAGCGTGAAAAAGATGCTTTGAAAACTGAAGCGGTTGAATCTCCTGTTGTTGATAAGAATTCAAAATATAATATCGCTAGATCTATTATGTCTATGAAAGACTATAAGAAATCTTTGGGTCAAACACAACCAAAAGAAGAAAGCCCAGAGCAAAAAGATATCGCTGATAAGATTGAAGATGAGATGGAAGGTAATACTCATATTGCGCCAAGTATTGATGCTTTAAAACGTATGAAGATTAAACATCATCTTGGTGAAGGTTCATATGCTCATGGGTTTGCTTCTCCTCATGGTGGTTTACATCAGAACAAACGAGAAGATGATGAATACCATAATGAACCAAAGCCAGCATTCAAAGCTAAGAAATTAATGGATCGCCCACATACTGTACATATTGATAACAAACCATGGAAAGAATTTTCTAATGGCCACCAAGCCCATGCTGCTGCAAAAACTCTTCAAGGAAAGGGTAAAAATGCAGTTGCTATTGGTAGGTTTAAAGAAGGAACTGAATATGTTTAACGAAGATAAAAAAGGTGATGCAAAATCACTAATAAACTACTCTCAGTTTCTTAGAAAACTAAAATCTGCTGGGTTGGGTGCATCTGTAAGTAAAGTCGTTGAAGAAGAAACCGATGTCAAAATTCAAGAGTTCGGTGAATGGACTGAAGAAGACTTTGAGAAAATTCTTGAATGTGATTTAGATGCTTGGACTGATGATGATATGTTAGATTTGTATGAAGATGACGAGTTGATTATAGTTGATGAAGACACTGGTGAAGAAATTGAGCCAGTAGCTGAAGAAGCTGAATTAGATAGTCCAGTTTTAATGGAAGTTCTTTCTAGGCAAGAACGTATTAAATCAAAAGCTAGAATGCGCAGAACTAAAGCTAAACGTGTTCGTGCTGAAAAAATTGCTATTAAAAGATTCTCAACTCCGCAAGTAGCAAATAGACGTGCAAGACGCATGGCTATTTCAGCTATGAAGAAACGTTTATTAAGAGGTCAAAACCCACAAAAAGTTTCAATTGGTCAAAAGGAACGTATTGAACGTTTTATTCATCAACGAAGAAAAATAGTAGATCGTTTATCTGCTCGTATGGTGTCACGTGTTAAACAAGTAGAAAAAGCACGCATGTCGCATAAACGATATAATAAACCAAATAATGGAGTAACATTTTAATGGAACAACTAACAGCAGCATTACATATAGCCCTTGCCAATACATTTATTATGTATTTTAAGGCTCATTCGTATCACTGGAATGTTGAGGGTGCAGACTTTGCTCAGTATCACGATTTTCTTGGAGATCTTTATGAAGAACTACATGGTGCAGTAGATCCTCTATCTGAGCGCATCCGTGTTATTGGTCAATATTCTCCACATAGTCTAAAAGATCTTTTGGGGTCAGGAACTATTGAAGAGGACTCTGATAAACCATCATCTCCTCGTGAAATGTTTACTAATTTACAAGAAGCTAACAATAAAGTTATAGATAGCCTAAATAAATTATTCGATCTAGCAACTAAAGAAAAGAAACAAGGTATAGCGAATTTCGTAGCTGACCGTTTAGATGTACATGCTAAACACGGTTGGTTCTTGAAGTCGCTATTAAAGGGTTAAAATGTTACCGTTTAAATTAAAAATAAAAGAAGATACAGTTTCTGCTGATCGCAAAGAACAGATTGTATTCGACCCAGATGCTTGGTCTAAAAAAGACAGATCTGGTAAGAAAATCTCATCAATTACTTCTCGCCAAAACTTTGACAATGAGAAATTTACTCGTCGTAAAAACAAAGGTGGTGATTTAGAAGAAGAGATTCAAACATCTGGTTCTTCTGGTTATGATGTTGGATCTACTCCAAGTTCTAATACTGTTCAACCAGCTGATCCGATTAAGAAAAAGAAAACAAATAACTCTCAGATTGAATTCGTTACTGGCACTGCCCAACCTAATGGTTCATCTTCAACCGCACAAGGAAACCAACCAATGACAGGAAGAAAATTAGCTGAAGCCTTGATCAAAAAGGCAATGAAAAAGAAAAATACATGTATTGATGAAGGTCAATATGCTGGTTTAGAAAAAGAAGACAAGCCAGGAAAAGTTAAAACTGCAGCTGAATCACCACACCCAAATGGTGTTAACATTGATACTGTTGAGGGTTTTAAAGATGAGCAGAAACCAGCTGCACCAAAACCAAAGAAACAAAAACTTGGAGAAGGTATGAAAACTTATTCACAATTTATTGATCAATTATTAGAATATACACCAGGACCAAATGGTCGCACCGTTGTTAAAGGTAGATCATATGGAGCACAATATCATGACCCAGAGGGTGATGATGATGCATGGGAAAAAGAAGGTACAGTTAAAATGAAACCAGTAGCGCAAGAGAAGCGTGGTCGTGGTCGTCCTTCTGGTTCATATGGTACATATAAGGCACGCTCAGCTGAGACTAAGGCAGCAGCTGCGGCAAAGAGTGCTGCTTCAAAAGCTGCCAATAAAAATAAATAAAATTAAGGAGAACTAACATGGCACTATGGGGAAATGTAGACCAAGCTGCTGATAAACCAAAATACCTAAGCACTGCTGAGAAAGCATTGACTTCTGGTATCTCTTCAGCTGAAGCAGCACTAGCTTCTAACAAAGCAAAAGGTGTTCAACATCCAGGATGGGTTCGTAACGTAACCTACACTGACGCTCAAGGTAAAACACGTAACAAGACTGAAACTCTTGTTGCTATGAGCTCAATGACTAGTGATAACAATGCTGACGATACTGGTATCGGTCAAGACAGTTAATAAATAATCATGATTGGGAGGGTCTTGTGCCCTCCCGTTTTATGTGAGATAGTATGGTGGAAAAATTGAACGAGAATAACTTTTTACTCTTTGCGATGAATCATTATGATAACACTCAATGTCATTCATTGGAAGAGTTTGATGAAGATCTTAGAAAGTTTCTTTATCTTAAAAAGTTAATTACACGATATAAGAAAGACAACGATTTAAAAGAACGTTTGATTCTTAATCATATCATAGTTCTTTATAATATATTTGGACAGAATGCAACTCGCATGCTGTTTTATAAGATAGATAAAGACTACTGGGATGTTCTTGTTACATTTTTATATTATCTTGGGCATATGCCCGAAACTTTACCCGAGTATGGTATCGTGCTATCTGACATAAAACTAGATGAAAAAGTAATTGCCGTTCTAAGGAAACTAACTAATGAATCAACTTTTAGATAAAGAGTATGCTTTACGAATTCTTAAAATGCTGGCAACAGATTTTAAGGATATGCCTGCATACAAAAAGGGAATCATTGATAAAGACGGTAACAACCTTAAGAAGTCTTATCAATTAAAAACACAAGACGAAAAGAAAGCATATACTTATCTTGACCGTCTAGTTATTATTCTTAAGAAACAAATTAAACGTAATGAAAAGCGTGGTGACTTTACTCTAAACAAAGCACTATCCCCTGCCCTATTTGTAGTCCGTGAACAGCTAGATTCTGGTTCACGGGCAACTATGAACATCGAAGGCAAATATCAATCCCTATACGAATTAGACGTAACCCTCGTTGAGGAAGAACTAGCTGTTCAAGCGTTCTTTGCTGAAGAGGGTGAAGGTGGTGCACCAACTAACAACACTGCTGGTGTTGCAGGTTTAGAAAAAGATGGACCAACTGTTCATCAAAAGGACATTAAGAAGTTTAGAAAAATGGCTAGACGTGTTATGCCTGCTACTGCGGAGATTAAACCATAATGTGGATACTTGATTGGCTTCCTGGATGGATCTTTACTCTAATCACTTTAGCTGGCGCAGGTGCTTACCTAGTCACTGAAGTATTAGGTAATATTCCTTTCGTTGCTCAATATCTTCGTGCTATCCGTGCAGGTGCTATTGTTGCACTAGCATTTGGTCTTTACATGATGGGTGGTTCAGCTAACCAAGAGAAATGGGAAGCACGTGTTAAAGAACTAGAAGCCCAAGTAAAGGTTGCTGAAGAAAAATCTAAAGTCGTTAACGAAAAGATTGTAGTTAAGTACAAAGATAAAATTGTTAAAGTTAAAGAAGTACAAACTGTCATTCAAGAAAAAATCAAAGTTGTCAAAGAGAAAATTGATGCGCAGTGTGTAGTTCCACCAGAAGCAGTTAAGTTATTAAACGATGCAGCTGAGACTATAAAGGATGATGTGAAATGAAATTAGCACTATTAGCATTACCAATATTATTGACTGGCTGCTTAGCAACTCCTGTTAAACGCAACTTCCCTGAAGTTCCACAAGAACTAAAAGTTGCGTGCCCAGACCTCCAAAAAGTACCTGATGGTGCGCAATTAAGCGACATCATTTCTAAGGTATCAACTAATTACTCACAATACCATGAATGTCGCTCGAAAGTTGATGCTTGGAATGAATGGTACAAGCAACAAAAAGAAAATTTCGATAGCGTCAAATGATTAGAATTAAAGAGTCAGACATGGAAGATCAAGAAAGAATCGCAAAATTGGAAACAAAAGTAGAATCTATTCAAGAAGACGTTAGAGAGTTGCGTGGCGATATGAAGGATCTTCATTCTCGTATCACTACACAAACTCGTGAGATTGTTGACAAGATTGACGATTTCCAAACACGTATTGAACACAAAATGGCTGCTGCTGCAGTTGCTGCAAATGATCAACACAATTCAATCAAGGATGATGTTCTCAAAGAAATGAAAGACATGAAAACAACTCTTGATACTGACATTCAAGAAGTTACAAAACGTGTAGATATTCTTGAACAGTGGCGTTGGATGATTGTAGGTGGTGCTGTTGTATTCGGTTACGTCATCGGACATTTGGAAATATTCGGCAAATTCTTCAAATAAAATTTGCCTTTTAACATGAAATAGGGTATAATTATCCTATTAACGTGAGAGTTTGTAATGCTATACATTGACAACAAATATGCCTCCATTCTTGGAGCGCAACTAAGAAATTTCCGTCAGGTTAAACCTTATCTCTGGAACTTCTCGTGCCCAGTGTGTGGGGATTCATCAACCAACAAAACTAAAGCACGTGGCTATATCTTTACAATAAAGAATAGTCTAACATATAAATGTCATAATTGCGGTCTTTCTTGTAACTTTGGTAACCTACTGAAACGTGTTAATTCTGCGTTGTATGATGAATATGTGCTTGAGCGATATAAAGAAAACGCATCAAAGTACACTGATCATAAAGACGTTGGGGCATTGCTACCTAAAGAAACCGCAAAGGTTGTAGAATGGGAAGATGAAGTTCTATCTTCCCTTCATCGTCTTGATCGACTAGATAAGTCGCATCCTGCTGTGCAATATTTAATCAAGCGAAAGATACCAGAAAAGTTTTGGAGTAAATTATACTTCGCTCCAAAGTTTAAAGCATTTGTCAATAGTGTTGAACCTAAGTTTCAAGAACCTATTGTTGATGAACATCCTCGTATGATCATTCCATACTTTAACCAGCATGGTAAATGTTTTGCGTTCCAAGGCAGAGCATACGGTGATGAACAACCTAAGTATTATACCATTAAGGTGGGTCAAGATGTGGAGAAAATATATGGACTTGATAGAGTTGACTTCGGAAGAAGAATTTATGTGGTGGAGGGACCAATTGATTCAATGTTCCTACCAAATGCAATCGCTGTTTCAGGAAGCAGTTTTGATACCCCTAGCATTCGTCAGTTGCTTACTAATGCAACGATTGTAATGGATAATGAGCCTCGCAATAAGGATATCGTAAAACAACTTGCTAAGTATATTGAATTAGGGTATAATGTAGTTATGTATCCCGATAATGTTGAGGAAAAAGATATTAATGATATGATTCTTGCTGGGAGAACCCAGGATGAGATCATTGACTTAATAAATACGAATACCTTCTCAGGTATGGAAGCTAAATTGAAATTTGTAGATTGGAAAAAAGTATGAATGTATATATCCTGTTAGATCGTAGTGGCTCTATGAGCACTTTGTGGAATGAAGCGTTGGGTTCTATCAATGCTTATGTCGCTAAGTTGAAAAAGAAAGATATGGTATATCTTGCTGCCTTTGACGACTCGTATGAGATTCTTCGTGAATGTCCTGCTGGTGTTTGGGCTGATGTTACCGATGAAGATGCTATGCCACGTGGCACTACTGCTCTATATGATTCTTGTGGTAAGATTATGAAGCAAGCTGAAGAAGATGGTGCTAAGAAAACTATTCTTGTTGTTATGACTGACGGTCATGAAAATGCTTCTAAAGAATATACTCAGGCTTCTATCAAAGCGAAGGTAAAAGAATTTGAAGACCGCAAATGGGAAGTTATTTTCCTTGGTGCTAACTTTGATGCTGTTGATTCTGTTTCTGGTGGTATTGGACTTATGGCAAGTAAATCTATGAACATTGCTCGTGGTAATCTTGCAAGTGGGTTTGATACTTTATCAACATATACTGCATCATATGCATCAACTGGTCAAGCAATTAACTTTACTGACCAAGATAAACTAAAAGCAGTTTCTAATACAGGTGCTTAATGAGAGTAAAGTTAATCAGTTATAGCAAACCCGCACGTGGTATGTATGATGATGGATTAACAGATGCGCAGGAGTTAATCGCTTTCTGCGCACGGGTTTCTAATCCTTCTAATCAATTTAGTATGGATACAGCTGATAAGCTGATTCGTTATTTGATCAAACACAAACACTGGTCACCACTAGAAATGGTTTCAGCATGTCTAGAAATCACAACTACACGTGACATCGCCCGACAGATTCTTCGTCACCGTTCCTTCTCATTCCAAGAGTTCAGCCAACGTTATGCTGATCCAACTAAGGACTTAGATTTTGTCCTAAGAGAAGCAAGACTTCAAGACCATAAGAATCGTCAAAATAGTATTGAAACCGATGATGTACAATTACAAGCATGGTGGGATGCTAAGCAAAAGTTCTTAATTGATTATGTTAAAACAACATATGCTGAAGCAATTGAAAAAGGTATCGCCAAAGAACAAGCAAGAGCAATTCTACCAGAAGGAAATACAGTTAGTCGTTTATACATGAATGGAACATTGCGTTCATTGATTCACTTTATTGACTTGCGTAGTGGTAATGGTACACAAAAAGAACACATGGAAGTTGCACGAGAGTGTGCTAAAGTAATTGCTGAAGCATTCCCTATGGCTACTGAATTTATCAATAATTAAAATTAAAAAGGAAATTCTATGCAAGACGTTGTGCATGGTATAACGGTAGACTACACTAAAGATAATTTGTTCGATGAACTAGGAAAAATAAGATTAAAAGAAAGTTATATGAGGGAAGACGAAACTTCCCCACAGGAAAGATTCGCATATGTATCGAGTAAGTTTGGTTCTAATCCTGAGCACGCTCAACGCTTGTACGATTATGCCTCGAAGCATTGGTTGTCATACTCAACCCCAATCTTATCCTTCGGCAGAAGTAAGAGAGGTCTGCCTATCAGTTGTTTTTTAAATTACATTGAAGACACAGCGGAGGGTTTAGTTGATAATCTATCAGAAACTAATTGGCTATCTATGCTTGGGGGTGGGGTTGGTATTGGTTTTGGCATCCGTTCAGCAGATGACAAGTCTACTGGTGTTATGCCTCACCTCAAAATCTACGACGCAAGTTCTCTTGCGTATAGGCAGGGTCGCACTCGTCGTGGCAGTTATGCTGCTTACCTTGATATCAGCCATCCAGATATTATATCTTTCTTAGAAATGCGCAAGCCGACAGGCGATCAAAACATGCGCACTCTGAATATGCATCATGGTATTAATATTCCTGATTCGTTTATGCATATTATTGAAAAGTGTATGCTTGATCATGAAGCTGATGACTCGTGGGATCTAATTGATCCAGCGTCAAATGAGATTCGAGAAACTGTATCAGCTAAAGAATTATGGCAACGTATTTTAGAAATGCGTATGCAAACTGGTGAACCATACCTACATTTTATTGATCACTCTAACGCAGCATTGCCTCAGTGGTTGAAAGATAAAGGTTTGAAAGTTCATCAATCAAACCTATGTTCTGAAATTATTTTACCAACGAATGAAAAGCGTACTGCTGTTTGTTGTTTATCTTCTTTAAATTTGGAGTATTATGATGACTGGAAAGATAATTCACTATTCCTTCGCGACGTTGCCGAAATGCTTGATAACGTCCTTCAGTATTTTATTGATCATGCTCCTAAACCTATTGCTCGTGCCAAGTATTCTGCTATGCGTGAACGTAGCATTGGTATTGGTGCTTTGGGTTGGCATGCTTTATTGCAACGAAAGAATCTCCCATGGGAATCAGCCATGGCAGTCGGACTCAATAAACAAATATTCTCAACAATCAGAGGGAAACTAGATGAAGAGAATATTTGTTTATTGAGTCCGACTGCCATGGCTGATTCCCATGGGAGATTCTTTCGTTGCAATAAA